TCGGCGACAAGCACGAGTTCGACAGCGTCGCGCCCCACTATACGACGGCCAACGTCGGAACCGCCATTACGGCGCTGCTCCTGCAGCTCGGCACCCGCAACGTCGAGCAGGTGTACTTCGCCGGCAAGAACGCCAGCGCGGCGTCGGCCGCGACCATGGCGGCCGCCATCTCGACCCACATGGCGACGCTCGCTACGACCAACTACTACGCGCGTGCCCTCATGGACGCCGGCAATGACACGGCCGCCAACGTGCTGACGTCGTTCGCCAGCTTCGCGGACGCTCGGGTCGGCGTCTGCTACGGCGACGCCGACGTCGTTGGGCTCAATTCGTATGCCGGCTGGGGCGTGCCCAAGCGAGCCGCCGTCAACGTCGTGGCGGAGCGCGCGGCCGGCGCCGACCTTTCGGAGAACCTCGGCCGCAAAGAGTCGGGCCAGCTCCGCGGCGTCCGCGCCATCAGCCACGACGAAGGCACCAACACGCAGTTCAGCGAGTCGGACAAGATCACGACGCTGCGCACCTACCGCGGCAACACCGGGTTCTACGTGACGAACGGCTACCTCAAGAGCCCGTCCGGATCCGATTTCCTCTACTGGGACTGGGGCCGCGTCATCGATCGGCTGTGCCGCACCGTCTTCCTCGCTCAAGACGTGTGGCTCCTGAAGAAGCTCCGGTCGCTGACCGATGGGACCGGCAGCATCGATCCGCGCGACACCTCGCGCGTCAACGGGTTCGTGCGCAACGCCATCAAGGCAGTGCTGCTCGATCCGCCGAACGTCGAGGGTTACAAGGGCCACGTCTCCGGGCTCTCCTACGCGGTCGACGAGACGAACAACTTTCTGTCGACGCGCGAGATGCTGAGCGCCGCGTCGGCGGTGCCGCTCGTGCCGGTCGAAACCATCCGGACTTCGGTCGGGTTCGCAAGGAGCGTGTCCTAATGGCCTCCACGGTCGTCAATGAGGTTCCGTACGACTTCTATTCGATGGAGGTCGAGATCTCGATCGCCGGCGAAAGCTTCGGCATCGTCAAGGGCATCGAGGAGATCGAGTACACGACGACATTCAACCGCGAGAAGCTTCGCGGCGGATCGCGCAAGCCGCTCCTTCGAACGGACGGCGATGTCGACTACGAGGGGTCCATCACGTGGCTCAAGAGCTGGTTCGACTACCTGTGCGACAAGTCGCGCGAGCTCAAGATCCCGCTGGCTGACCTCGAGCTGCTCGTCAACTTCAGCTACGCCCACAAGGGCGAGGTGCTGCACACCGACACGCTCGTCGGCGTGAAGCTTGCGGAGATCGGCAACTCGCACTCGCGTGGTCCCGACGGCCTGCAGACGACGTCGCCGCTCGACGTCATGGACATCTTTTACGACGGCGTGAACGTCTTCGGCGAGACGCTGGCGTCGGACAAGTAAGCAGGAGAACCGCGGGACCCACTGGTGACGGTGCCCCGCAGAAGGGCATGACGCATGACGGAGCAGCAGAACGTTCAGACGGCGGCCGACCTTAGCGAGGAGCATCAGAAGATCATCGCGGACGCGACGGCCAAGCACGGTCGGAAAATCGCGTATTGGTACGACGATGACTTCGGTCTCGTCGTCGTGGCGAAGCCCGTGGGAAGCCAGGGCAAGGCCAACTACCACCGGCTCGTGAACGAGCTTCAGGATGCGGACGTCGACAAGGCCGTCGCGCTCGAGACGTTTGCGCTCGCGTGCGTCGTCTATCCGAAGCGCGACGACGCCAAGAAGATCTTCGAAGATAACCCCGCGTTTGCGCTGAAGGCAGCCGCCCGCGCGCAGCAACTAGCGGGGTCCCAGGTCAAAGAACTGGGAAAAGCCTAAAGGAAGCGCGTGGCGATCTCCGCAAGGGGGCCCACGCGCTTCTTGCATTTCAGCGGGGCGAAGACTCGGACGACGCGTTCCTCGGCGCACTTCTCACGGCCGAATACCAGAACGCCATGATCTCGTGGATGAGCGCGTGGGGCGACTGGTGCAAGGCCTGGGCGAAGATGCACCAGAAGCGCGGTCGCAAACGGTGAAGGGAGCGGTGCCGCATGGGTGTTGACGACGCTTCCTTCACGATGCAGCTGCTCGACGAGCTGACGGCTCCTGGCCGCGACATGGGCGCCGTGTTGGCGGCCCTGAAGAGCGCGCTGGGAGAGGCGGGCTCCGCCGCTGGTGATGCAGGCGACGCGCTCAAAGGCGCGGGACGTGATGCCGCGAAGGCGGCCGAGGCGATGGAGTCCGCCTTCAAAGGCATGGACGCCGCGATGGCCCACCAGAACTGGGTCAAGATGAAGCGCGGCCAGGTCGAGACTGGCAAGCTCAACGCCGAGTTCAAGAAGATGGACGACGCCATGGCCCACCAAAAGTGGGTCGGGCTGAAACGTGCGGAAGTGCAGTCGAACAAGGCCGCGTTCGCGGCCAAGCAACACGCCGATGGGCTCCAGCGCGTTGCCGCTCTCGGTACGCCGCTCGACAAGCTGGCGCTCGGGCCCATGGCGGCAGTGGCGAAGGCGGGCGCCGTCGCGGCGACGGCCCTCGCGGCGGTAGCGGGCGTCATCGTCGTCAAGTTCGGTGCAGCCGCCATCCACATGGCCGCGTTCGCACAGAAGTCGATCCTGGCGCTCACGCAACTCACCGGCAACGCCGGCACGGCCGCCCGCGAGTTCGACGAGGTGCGCAAGATCTCGGGTCGCTTCGGGCTCGACGTGGAGGAGACGCAAAAGAGTTTCCAGAAGCTGCTCGCGGCGCAGTTCTCGATCGGCCAGGCCAAGGACCTCATCAAGATGGGGGCCGACTTGCAGGTCGTCACCGGCGAGGCCGAGAGCGCGCAGCGCGCCCTCCTGACGCTCAGCCAGATCAAGGCCAAGGGGAAGCTACAGGGCGAGGAGCTCATGCAGCTGCAGGAGGCCGGCGTGAGCCAAGGCCTCATCCTGGAAGCGCTCGAGAAGGCCCTCGGCAAAGACCGCGCTGAGGTGCAGAAGATGCTCTCCGGCGGGAAGATCGACGCCGAGACGGGCGTCGCCGCCATCATCGAAGCCATCAAGCACAAGGTCGGCGAGCACGAGCTAGGCGAGGCCGGAGCGAAGTTCGCCGATACGACGCTCGCCGGGTTCCAAGGCCGAATGAAGGCCGGCATGCAGAACGCGATGATCGACATCGGCACGCGTATCGAGCCTGCCATCGTCCGGATCACGCAGCTCATTCAAGGGTCGATTGACAGGCTAGTGAAGAGCGGCAAGCTCCAGGCGCTTGGCGATGCGTTCGTGCGCGGGTTCGAGCGGTTCGCCGGGTTCATCGAATCGAACTGGCCGGCGATCGAGTCCGCGATCGTGTTCACCATCGAGGCCATCATTGGTGGCGTCAACATGGCGATCAGCGCGCTCATGTTCATGAGCGACAATTGGTCGACCATCATGACGATCATGAAGGGCGTCGGCATCGTGCTCGGCGTCGTCGCGGCCGGCGCCGTTCTCATGTTCGCTCCGTTCCTGCTCACGGCGGCCGCCATTATGGCGGTTGGTGTCGCGATCGCCTTCGCGGTCGGCTGGCTCGTCGGTAAGCTGATTCCGGCCGTTACGGCATTCGGCAGCGCCTGGCTCGCCACGGTGCAAGGCGTCATCGCGCCATTCAAGGCCGCGTTCGACACCATCGCGGCAATCTTCGACAGCACCGGCATGAGCTGGAGCGAGAAGCTGTTCGCGATCGGTCAGGCCATCATCACGGGGCTCGTTAACGGGATTACCGCGATGATGATGGCGCCGGTGAACCTCGTTCGGAACATCGGCCAACGCATTGTCGGCGCATTCACGGGCGAGCTCCAAACGCACTCCCCGTCGAAGATCTTCGTGGAGGCGGGCATCGATACGATTGGGGGCTTTCCCATCGGGGTCGACAAGGAAGCCGCCAAGGCAATCGCCAGCGTCACTGGGGTCGCGACCGACATCTCGAGCGCCTTCACAGGTGCGCTCGCCATTCATACGCCGGCCAACGATGTGACGGCGTCACCGGTCGCGGCGGCTCTTGGTGTCGAAGCGCCCACCCTGCAGGGAGCCAACGCTCAAGCGGCGTCAGCGGCCGCGCAGAGCGTGGCGGCACCGGCAGGTGAGGGCGGGACTTCGGGCGGCCCCATTTCGGTGACGGTCCAGGTTAGCGGCGCCGACGTATCGAATCCGGAGCAACTCGGTCAGACCATCGGCGTTGCGGTGCGACGCGAACTCGTGGCCCTCCTTAAGAAGGCATCATGACGCTGCCATACTGGGCCGATAACGATCCCAACGAGGCCGCCGCGTGGAACACGGTTCGGCTCGGCTCCGTACAGCTGCCAGGCGTGTGCGTCGTCACGGCCGAGAAGGGTCGCGACGTCGATCTCAAAAAGGCAAAGGGCCAAGATGGCTACGGCCTCACCGACACAGGCGCGACGCCTGGTAAGGTCTCGATCGAGGTAACGCTGGCAACGCGCCAAGATTGGATCGACTGGCAAAAGGTGCGGCCGCTCATTGACCCCAACCGGCCAGGCGCCACGCGCAACCCCCTCGAGATCAAGCATCCAGATGCCGAGGATTGCGGCATCCGCAACGTCTACGTGGACAACATCAAGCGCTCCCCGCCGTCCGCTAGGACGGGCAAGCGCATCATGATCGAGTGTACGGAGTGGTACCCGCAGGCGAAGACATCCAAGGGCGCCGGCAAGACCGCGAAGGCGCTACCTGCTGCGGCCCCGCGCAAGAACACAGTCGTTTCACAGGTCCCTGGCGAGACGCAGCTCGGCCAGGACTTTGTCAACGGGTTCGCCAACAACTTCTGATCGATGCCTTCGACCGTCAAAGGCAAGCCCATCATGAGCGGCGAGCTCTCGATGCCGCGCATCGGCGCGTGGCACGTCGACATCGACGCTGACGCAGAAACGCTTGCCGGCAAGCTGACACTCTCGTTCGAGGGCGTCGAGCTCGTCGGTACGGTCCTGGGCGCAGGGGTGAGCGGTGGAAGACTCGGCGCGCGCATCGTCGGTGGAGCCGGCGGCATCAGCCGGGACATCGGAGTCAAGAACTACGCCGGCAGCGCCGGCACGAAGATCTCCGCGGTCGTTGCAGACATCATGCGGGAGACCGGCGAAACGCTTTCGGCGACGTCCGATCAATCGGTGCTCGGCCGCACGTTGGCGAAGTGGGAGCGCATCGCGGGTCCCGCGAGTCACGCGCTCGTCAATGTGCTCGACACGGCTGGAGCCGTGTGGCGTGTCCTGCGCGACGGCACGATCTGGGTAGGCATGGCGACGTACCCGGACGCCACGGTCGAGCACGTCCTCATCGACGAAGACTGGGTGAACGGCATTCTGACGATCGCGCCCGAGAAGGCGGACCTTGAGCCAGGCGTTACGTTCCGTGGTCAGAAGATCGATGAGGTCGTGCACCGCCTCAAACCTGGCTCGCTACGCACAGAAGCCCATATTGATTCGGTCGCGAGTACGCTGAACCTGTTTCTCGGCAGCATCCGCCGACAAGTCGATCTGTCGCGCCAGTATCCTGGGCGCGTCTCCAAGCAGAATGCCGACGGCACCCTGCAGGTCGTGCCGGACGACGAGAAGGTGAAGGGGGCGGGGCTCGATCGGGTCACCTATTACGTCGGCCTCCCCGGCAGCAAGGTGAAGGTGAAGGCCGGCCAGCGCGTGCTGCTCGCGTTCGAGGCCGGAGACCCGGCGCGACCGTACGTTGCCGCATGGCAGGGCGGGGCGGCCATCGAGGTGACGATCGCTGGACCGACCGGGCTGCCGGCGGCGCGGCAGGGAGATCTCGTCGCCATCACGCTCACGGATCAGGTCATCACGCGGCTCGCACTGATGTTCCTCTCTTCGGCACCGGGGTCGCCTACTGCGCCCAATGCCCCTCTTTTCCAGACGCTCTTGGCGACACCCATCGTCGCGTATGGACTGATCGCGTCTGGTAATGCGCTGATCCGGGAGTAGCATGCCGGCGACCTACCTCGGCGGCGTCACGATCGGCGGCGCCGTCGTCGGGATCGAGACGGTCTTCGGCAGCGTCGGCGGCGCGCTCACGACCCTGCGGGCGACGGTCGCCGCCCAGATCACCGCCATCGACGCGGCCAGCGCGCTCATCAGCGCACAGCTCGATTTGCTCGGGGTGGCGAAGTTCGCCATCCGCATCCCGGCGACGATCGACTTTCAAGCTCAACTCGACGCTTCGCTGCAGATCGGAGCGAGCCTCGGCCTGCAGCTTACTGATCCAGCGGCTTACCTCTCCGGGCTGCTCGCCGGGCTCGCGCAAGTGCAGCTCAGCGTGAGCGCACTCGTTCCGTCGCTCGCTATCCAGACGCAGCTCGCGGTAGCGGCCGCGACGACGGCGGCAATGAACGCCAAGATCGCCGCCATCGACTTGCAGCTCGGCGCACTCGACACCATTTCGGCCGCCGTCGCGGCCCGCCTCACGGCGATCGGCCACATCTCGGCAGCGCTTGCGGCCGCCATCGCGGTGGTGGGTGCCGCCATCACGGCCTACCTCAACATGACGACGACGCTCGGCACCGCCGGTGCCCACGTCATTCTGTACACGGGCGCGCTCAGCGGCATCGGGGCAGCGGTCGATGCCGTCACGGCCGGCACCGGGCTCGCGCCATCGGACGACGTCAGGGCCTCTGTCATTCTCGTGGAGACGAGCGACGCCGGCCGGGTGGCGGCGTTCAACGCCGTGCTGAAGACTTCGTGAGCTACACGTCGTGCGTCCAGCTGGAGACGCGGCCGTTCTCGATGAGCACACGCAATCCGCATTGCCCAACGTCGTTGACGAAGTACTTCAGAATCAGCGCCTGACCGGTACCGGTTCGAGCCCGAGCGACTTCGGCGGGCGGACCGAACATCGCGGACACGGCATCCGCTGGCGCACCCACCCACAGCTCCTTGCGCCAGATAGCGGTCGCGGCATCCATGCCGAAGCGCTCGCAGAGCGAATACCAATGTTGCGAAGGGTCCGCCCGTAGCGGCGCCGCCGGCGCGGCGCGGCCAGTAAGTCTCCGAAAGACCCATCGCGTGGCAGCGATGAGGAGCAACGCCGGGGCGAGGACGATGTAGAGGAAACAGCCGATTGCGGAGCCGCCCGCACGCCCACCTACGCCAGTCGAATACGAAAGGCCGCTGCCGGGAATGCTGGCGGTGAGGCGGGCTCCGCGGGAGCCAAGACCAAACCGGAGGCCTCGTCCGCCGAAGGAGGCGCCAGCGCCGCTCTTGCTGAGGGTGAGGCGGAACACCTTTCCGACGCGAGCACTACGGCGAAAGCGGAACCCCATGATGGGCACCGAGCGGTCAGCCGCCGTCGCCGGGACACTGTTTCCACTCGTTGCCCTGGCCTACGTAGGTTTCGCAGCCGTCCTGTGGCCGCTCGACACGACAGTTGATGTAGCCAATGGGGCACTCGACGCACCGACCGTTGCTCGCGCAGTAGGCGCGACGCGCGCCGAACCATGCCTCGCAGGTGTAGGCGCCCGCCTCGAGGGTCGGCGTGCTGATACTGCCATCGTAAAGAACAACGCAGGGCGCGCCAACGCCGTCAGGGCCAGCATCGTGGATGGGGGATCCACCCGTTCCAGCGCCGCCACCGGCGCCCGTTCCGGCGGCCGCCCCCGCTCCCCCAGCCCCCGCCGTGCCGCCGGTGGTAGCCCCAGCGGCTCCATCGCCAGCTCCACCGGTAGACCCGCCCTGACCGCCTACACCGGCTCCGGCAGCGCCAGCCGTTGCCGCGGCGCCGCTCTTCCCACCCTCATCGAAACGACCCGCGTCACTCGCGCCCGCTGTGCCACCACGACCGACCGTTGAGTCGGGTCCGCTGTCGGCAATGCCGCCGGCCGCGCCGCCTCTCCCGGGCCCAGAGCCTCCTGGCGCCCCGCCTCCGCTTCCACCGGTGGCTCCAGCTCCGCTGCCGCCCGCTCCCGTGTCGGAGCCGGCCGACCCGCCCACGCTGCCGGAATCGAGCTCGCCGCCGGTCGCCCCCGAAGCTCCCCCGCTCGACGGCCGCTGCCCGAAACTAGGATCGTCCGACCCTCCGCACGCGGCCAGCAGGACACCCGCCAATACCAATAAGCAACGCATTCCCGTCAGCGTAAGGCGTCGTATGGCGGGGACGCAACCCCGAACGCGCGAGCAGGGCGAGGGTCTCCGACATGGCCGACATCGAGACCGTCGACGTCTATTGCATCGACGACTTCCTGGCCCACATGCCCTCTGTTACGGGCCGCGTCGCGCTCGCGCATCGGTTGTGTCGCCGTCTCACGACCCCACGGGGCCGCTTCCGCTTCTGGCCGAACTTCGGCACCGACATGCGGCGCTATCTGCTCTCCAAGGTGCCGTCGTCGCAGATCGCGTCGGACGCTGCGCAGGAATGTGAAAAAGACGAACAGGTCGAGTCCGTCACCGTAACGGTGGAGCGGGTCGACTTCGATCAGCGAGAGCTGACGCTCGACCTCCAGGTGGTCGATGCCGCGGGGCCGTTCGAATTCACGATGACGATCGGTGAAGCGCGGCTGACCCTCATCGGGCTGCAGGCGCTCGCCTCCTAGAGGTCACCCATTCCTATCTTCTATTCGCAGGTCGTCGAGGTCGAGCGTGAAAAGGCCAAGCAAGATCTGCTCGAGCTGCTCGACAGTGTCGGCTTCACGGCGACGTCTTGGCAGGAGGGCGCGATCGGGCTCGCGCTCGTGGAGCTCGGCGCCGAGATCTGGTCGAAGCTCACGGCGTGGGCCGTCTTCCTCAAGGAGATCGGTCTCAACGAAACATCGTCTGGCGACGGGCTGACGCGTTTCTCGAAGAGCCACTACGACAACGTTCGCGAAGAAGCGGTGGCGACGCAGCGGACCATCACGCTTTCGTGTGAGGCGACCGAGGGTCCGCACACGTTCGGTCTAGACGACATCCTCATCGCGGAACCGACGGGGCGCACGTACCGAAACAACTACGACCCTGCCCTCTATCCGGTCACGCTCCCATCGGGCGGCACCGTTACGCTCGTGTTCGAGGCCGAGGTGGCGGGCGCCGGCAGCAACGTTGCCAACGGCACCGTGACGATCATGCAGACGACCTACGCGGGCGTCACGATCACGGACGATACGAGCTTTCGCCTTGGCGTCAACCAAGAGAGCGATGCACGTCTACGGCTCCGTAACTCGACCAAGTGGGCACTGCTGTCGATTCATCTCATCCGCGAGGGCGTCATCGCGCTCGCGCTGAAGGCGCGTCCTGGCGTGACGCTCGTCGAGGTCGACGACCAGAATCCGCGCGGACAAGGAACGTTCAACGTCTACATCGCGGGAGTGCATGCGACCGGTTCGCCCGCAGACATTGTAGCGGTGCAGACGGCGCTCGCTGGCCGGTTCTTCGGTAGCGACGCTTGCCAGACGTTCGCTGCCCCAGACGTCTTCGTCGACCTGACGGGAACCGTCTACTACGACTCCAAGTACTCGGCAGCCGACGTCAAGAAAGCGATCGAAGACCTCGACGTCGGCTCACTTCCGGCCTTTCTATCAACCGTCCCACTGGGCGGGTTCGACTTCTCGCCCGGGCCGGCGAGCCTCGTGCCTAAGAACGACATCGAGGCGACGATCCGCGACGACACCAAGATCAACGGTCAGAAGGTTGTGCGGACCGTCGTGCTGTCGGTGCCAACGGGCGATGTTTCGGTGCTGTCGTACGGCAAGGTCATCAAGGGCGTCTGGAACCTAACGTACACGGCCGTGACGGTGTAGCGGGTGGCCGACCACTTTCGAAAGTTCGTCGAGGACGAGTCGACGTCGTGGTTGCTCGGCCCGCTCTCCGGTGGATTCGTCGGCGTCGTACTTGGCGTCATGGCGGACACGATCGCGGAGGGCATGGGGGCCGCGGTACGGATGCCGTGGCTGCTTGAGCCGCTCAGCCCACCGGACGTGCTGCCGTTCGTCGGCAAAGAGCGACGTCTCCCTCGTTACCCAGGAGAATCGGAAGACCAGTACCGCGTCCGCATGCACGGCGCGTGGGAGGCGTATCAATACGCCGGGGACGAGTCGAGCATTCTCGGGCAACTCGCGCTCGCGGGCCTTCCTGGGGCCGTCATCTACGACCCGTGGAACCTGGCGTTTCCCATCTCTCCGTACTACTCGCAATTCGTCGTCTGGTTCCCGCTCGGCACGCACCCCGTGACGTCTCCCGGTCAGGCGTGGGGCAGCTTCAGCTGGGGCGACGGCACCCGCTACGGGCCGACCGGCCTCACGCCTGAGCTTGCGCAAACGATCCGCGGCATCATCAAAAAGTGGAAACCGGTGGAGTGGATCTGCCGCGGCGCTCTCTTCCAAGTGAGCGGGTGGGCGTACGGCGATGGCTCGCTCTGGGGTGAGGCTGGCCTCCAGTGGGGCGGCACCGTCGTGGTGCTCGGCATCTAGGGCGAAGCGGCGCGTAGCCGCAATCGACGAAGGACGCGGCGCCTCGCAGCGCCGCCAAAGGGACAAGCATGCCGGCGAACCTCACCGACTCCAATGCGTTCACGTCGCCAGTTGTCGTGCCGAACGACACCGAAGCGGCGAACGCGGCGTCCCTCATCCAGGGGTTTCAGCCGCTCGCGAACCGCACGTACTACTTGCAGCAGATCTGCGAAGTGCTCGGGATCAAGAAGATCCGTAGCGGCAGCGCGGCCGCGATGGTGGCCGCTACCGGCATATCGAACAAGACGGTCTGGCTCGTCGAGGCCGCCGGCACGTTTCAGGGCATCTACGTCTACGACTCGGGCTCCGCGTTCGTCAACGACGACTCCTTCGTCTACCCGGCGACCGGCATGGGAGCGGGCGCGTGGGTGCACATCCTCTTCTCGCTGCTCAATGCGAACCTTGGTCTCGTCACGCTCGGGCCGATCAGCCTCGGCGGAGCCGGCATCTCGCCAACGCCGGCCAGCAAGATCGACGCGGCGCTGATCCAGTACGGCAACGTGCAGACTCTCTTCGCGTCGCCCGCCACGGGCAACGTCAACAACGCGACGACCAGCTACATCGACATCCCGAGCTACTCGCTCTCGGTCCCGAACGCGATCGCGGGCGACGTTCTCTTCGTCGACATGCAGCTGCTCTTGAGCGATGTGGTGTCGCACGTCGGGTCCTTCAACCCAGTGGTCGTCGACGGCGCCTCGACGAACTCGATCGACGTTCCGGTCCTGATCGGCACCGGCGGCTCCTTCAACACCACTCCGACGTCGTTCAGCGGCGCCTATACGGTCATCACGGGCGGCACCCTGACGGTCAAGGCGCAGTTCAAGACGAACACCGGCGGTGGCGACATCAACGCGAGCAGCGCCGGAGGCTCACGCATCCGCGTCCTGCACGTTCGACCATGACGGTGACGACCCATGGCTGAGCCCGGCACCACCGTCGGAACGTGGCTCTATGACATCATCGGGACGCAGGTGCGTCGTGGGGACACGTTCTACCCGCGGCGCCGGTATCTCGATATCGTCGGCGGCGCCCTCATCGAGGATGACCCGGTACGCAACTCGACCCGGATCACGCTCTCGGGCGGTGGCGGCGGCGTCGGATCGGACCGCGTCATCAACACGACGCTGCCGCTGCGGATCGACGGCGGAGCATCGGCTAACCTCACGGCCGATCGCACGCTCAGCGTACTCGACGCGACGACGACGACCGTTGGCGTCGTCAAGCTCGCGGCGGACCTCGGCGGCACGGGGCTACTGCCGGAAGTGCTCAAGATCCACGGCGCCTTCGTGCCGGCGGCCGGCGCCCTCACGCCCGGTCACCTCCTGCAGGTCAGCGCCGTCGCGGCGCTCGTCTACGGTGCGCTGAACCTCGCCAACGCGGCGTCGGTCACGAACCGGCTGTCGATCACCAACATCGGGTTCGACAACCCCGACACCGTTCTCACGACGAACGCGGCCGGCAACGCCACGCAGTACCGCAAGCTCGTCGACGCCAACATCGCGGCCGAGGCCGGCATCCTGGTGGCGAAGCTAGACCCCGGACCCACCGACGGGTTCGTCGTCACGCGCGTAGCCGGTGTCGCGACGTGGGCGGCGCCGGCCGTGGTGCCGGGGTCCATTACGCCTGGCGCGGTCCGCCAGCTCTTCACCACCCTCGTGGGCCCGATGGCCGGCTGGGTCACAGCATCGGGCGACGTCACGATTCCGACGACGCCGGGCGCGTTCGTCGTGGTCGCGCTGCGCGGAGCCGCCATCGGAACCGCGGCCCCGGGCCTCACGCCCGGCACGGTGCTGCGGTCGGTCACGAACAGCACCATCGACTACGGCGCTGTCGACCTGGCGAACGAGGCTGCGGTCGCGGGGCTTCTGGCCGTCGCGCACATCCGGCCGCATACGGCGGCCGCGATCCTGATCACGAACGGCGCGCTAGCGACCGAGTGGTCGACAACGATCCCGGGCGGCCTCTTCCCGGCGCTCGCGGGCGACGTCACGGGTTCGCCTGGCGCCAACACGCACGTCCGGATTCGCGGAGCGCTGATCGGCACGGCCGCAGGTGCGCTCGTCACCGGGCAGTCGATGCGCGCGACCGGCGTTGCGGCTTGCGACTGGGGCCCCGTCGATCTCGCGAACGGCAACGCCATCACGGGTCTGCTGCCGGTAACGAATCTGCTGCCCATCGGGGTAAGCAAGATCCTCATCATCGACGGCGCCGGCGTCGTCCAGTGGGCGACCGGCACACCTGGCTCATCGACGCTCGCGGGAGACGTCACGGGGCCGAACGGCTCGAACGTCGTCGAGCGGATCCACGGCGCAACGGTGCCGATCGCCGGCGCGCTCGTCGTCGGCAACATCCCGCAGGTCACGGGAGTGTCGGCGCTTTCCTACGGTCCACTGAACCTTGCGGGCGGCGTGAACTTCGTGACGGGCGCGCTGCCGCTTACCAACATCGCGCAGGGCGGCGCTGCGGACCTCAACGTCATGACGTGGGTCGCCGCCGGCACACCTCAGTGGACGCCGCGGGCCATCAGCACGTTGCTGCCGCCATCCGCGAGCGCGGTTCAGGTCTTCCCCGATATGCCCACACTCGAGAGCACGTCGGTAGTGCCGTTCACGGACGGCATCATGGCGATCGTCCAGACGCCGTGGGGCCTCTACCGGCTCAACAAAACGGGCGCGCCCGCTACGACAGGTGACATGCACATCCCGCCGGCCAATCCGAGCGGGAGGTGGGAAAGCTTGCTGGCGGCCTGATGGGAGCAGCATCCGAGCGACAGCCGAACTGGCACATCAATTCGGCGGCCGCGAACAATCGCGACACGGGTGTTGATGCGGCGCACCCACTTCGTGACTGGGGTGAACTGGCGCGCAGGCTCGGCCGAGGCTCTTGGCTGTTCCGCCAGCCCACAACGATCACCATCGCTGGATCTTTGCCCGCAACCGATCCTGTGTACTTTCCGGCTGCGGTTACCGGCTACGGTGCGCAGTTGACGATTCAGGGCGCGGCCGCAACGGCCGTCGCCACGGGCACCATTTCCACCTTCACGGCGTTCAGCGCTGCCGGGCAAACGCTCGATACCGTCGCCGTGTCGTGGCTCACCGGCGGGTCGAGCTTCGCCCCCTACGTGATGAAGTTCATGCGAATCGTCGGCGGCCCGCGCGCTGGTGTGACGTGGGGCATCAGCCGCGACCTCGGAAGCAGCACGGCCGAGATCTCGAACCCAGGCCTTTCGGCGCCGCTGACGCCACCACTCCAGATGGGCTACGGATTCACGCGCACCATCCCCGTGGCAGGCGACACGTTCGAGATCGTCTCGTTGCCATCGGCCCACTGCGGCGAGTGGTCGTTCTCGCTCGGCTCGACAATGAACACATCGTCTGCGCTAGGGTCCGTTCTTTTGACGGGCCTGTCGCTTCAATGGTCAGATACGCTCGCAACGATCAACAGTTTCTCCCCTGCCGGGATCCGCGGCGACAACATCATCGTGAATGCCAGCCGGTGCGAACTCATTGCGTGTGCCACCAAGGTTCAGCAGCTTCGCGGCATGCAGAACATCTTCACCGACGGGCGTTCAGTCAGCGGCGGCAACGTGAATTTCCAGGCCAATCTGCAATCACGCGGCTTTGCCGGTTCCGGCGCGCACCACTTCCTACTTTCTGACGCGATAGCGCGGATCGACAACGGTGAAGCGTTGGAGGGTTCGGCGCTCACCGTGAATGCCGGAGGCAGTACAACGATCGCGTCGATGCGACAATCTCGCGCCCCATTCGGAATCAACCTCCAGGTTGGGGCGAATGTGTTCTTCGGATCGGATGTTTGGGGCACGGCCAACGTCGACGAAGGCATCAAGGTCAAGTCGCTCGCGCGCGCGCACTATCAGGCTGGCCTGGCCCCGTCTGTCAATGCCGGTCTCGGCGCCGGACGCGAGGTCAAACTCGGAGACCTCTCCGTTCTGTATTCCGATCTGCCGATGACGGCTCGCGGAGGCAGCATGGAGCTGTTCGCGGTATGAGCGGCGCGCCCACGATCAAGGTTGGCAGCGGAGCGCCGTCGACGTCGACCGTTTGGGAGGGGGCGCTCTACCTTCGCGAGGACGCACCGAACGGAGCGCTGTACCTCGGGGTAAACGGCGTTTGGACCAAGCTGCTCACGACAACGGCGGGTGGCTCCGTCACGCTCGCGGGCGACGTCACTGGGCCGAGCAACACCAACACGGTCGTCAGCCTAAGCGGCAGCGGCGGCATCGTCACCATGAAGGCCGACCAGCTGAGCTGGGAGGCCAACAGCGGCACGTTTACCATCTCGCAGCTGCCGCAGACGACGAACCAGGCGCCGAACGACTTCGCGTTGGTACTCGGGTCACCTTGGGCGAGCGCCACACTTGCCAATCGCGACGCGCCAGACGGAGGATTTTGGATCCCGCCTCCGACCGCCGGCGGCGCTACTGGCCGCTGGGTCTTCTACGTTTCCGACATCGAGAGCTTTGCCGTCGAGGCAACGCGTCTCTTTTCTTCGGTCGGATCGCTGCAGTTCGAGGCTTCACTCACGCCCGTCATCAACCAGGCGACGATCGCCGGTGTCCCACACACCCTCACTTTACAGGCTCAGTCCAGCAGCACCACCAAGGGCGCCACCCTATCGCTGGTGAGCGGTCTCGGCGCCGCGGGCAGCCACGGCGACATGACGTTCATGACGGGAATTCGCCCCGTGATGACGTTCTTCGACGCGTCGAACCCGATCATCCATTTGTACTCGCCGACGGTTCGCTTCAACGAGTCGGCCCCGGCGCCAATCATTTACATTGCGCCGCGCACCTTAGACGCCCCCGCGCAAAGGCTTCGCATCCGTAGCCAGGATGCATTCGCCAGTGCAGTGACGAACGTTACGAGCGGCGATATCTGGTACGAGATCGGGCCGTCCATCGGCGACCCGCCCGATCCAGGCCAGCACGTCTTTTGGATTGCCGGCCTCGATAAGGTGGAGATCAGCAAGAACGCGCTCACGCTCGTGAATGTCAGTCTGAGCTTTAGAGCACCAGCTTCGTCCAACTTTACGATCA